CATATTTATTTCTCCTATATAATTATTGCAACAATTAATATTACAACAGCTACTGCTATTGCTTTCTTATGTTCTGATACAATGTGTGGGATATGTTCTCTTAATTTCATTATATTATTTCCTTTTAATTAAATGATAGGGGATATTGCTATCCCCTACCAAAGTTATTACTAGTCTACGAAAACCATACAAGAACCGACTGCGTCACCTCTTAATAATTTTCTTCCATATACATGAAGACCTCTAACTACATCTGCGAATGTAGTAGGACTTCTGAATGTTTCAACTGTGTTCATTGCTGAAGCAGCAGCCATTCCACTCATGTGTCCAAACATACATACTGGGTGATTCCCTGCTGGGTATCCACCACCATTATGTTTTTGAAGGTTGTTAGATTTGTACATAGCAAAACCTCTAATTAAACCAGAAGCAACTAGACCATTTCTTAAAGAACCTTTACCTGCATTAAAGTCAGTAGATAAAAGTTTAGAAGAAGTGTCTGCTAATTGGTTGTAAAATGAAGGAGCTGCAACCCACCATCTATTATCTTCAGCATTATTTGCTTCATCCATGACTTGAGCTGCGTCATTCATAATAGTTAAAGGGTCAACTTCACCTGCTGCATGACCTATATCAATAGGAGCAGCAAGACTACCAAACTTACCAGCTCTCGCTGCAGTTGTTAGTAATCCAGTACCTGCTGTTCTAGCTACTGTATCCATATGAGAAAGAACTTCAGTATCCATTACATCTTTCAATTTGTAAGCTGCATTATCTGAAGCTATTGATTGAAAGTTAATGTGACCGAATCTTTTTTCTAATGAATCGATTGCAAATTGAAATGCATTTGCTTTATCTATAACTAGAACTAACTCTTCGTCTGTTAATAGAGTAGCATTAGCAGAGATATCTTTTGCTCTGTCGTATGCTACTGTGGAGATTTGTGGTTCTTTAACAATGTTAACTGTATCACCGAATGATTTAATTTCACCCATGTAATCAGTATTACAGATTGCTTCAACTGTAGAAGCTTTTCTGAATGCTATTTGAACCTTTTTACTGTAGATTTCAGGAACCCAAAACTGGTTCGCCTGACCTGCTGTAGCTGGATTAAAGTTAGCACCAGCTGCGTAAAAGTGTGCCATAATTGTTTTTCCTTTTTATTTGTTTACTTGTTGATAAAATAAGAAAATAAACTATTTATTAAAAAGTCTACCTTCTCTTTGAGCCATCACAATAGCTTTTTCATATTGTTCAAACTCGGCATCAGACATATTTTTAATATCTGATACTGTGAAAGATTGTTCTCCTCCTGTTGGCTGTCCAATTTGTTCTCTAGTTTTAACTAGCAAATCAGCACCTTCTTTTGGCTGCCTATTCTCAGTAGTAGTTTTTTTATCTAATCCAAGTCCTCGGTCTTTCTTGTACAAGTCAACTGCTCTTGCTGCAAGTTTACCATTGTTGTTGTTCTCATAAATCCAAGATTTAATTTCCATTGGCTGTTCATCTGCCCAGTTATGAAAATCATCCGATTCTTTAATATCATTAAAGTCTGGATGGTATTTCGATAACTCTAATTGAGCTTCACGAGCTGCCAAAGAATCATTCTTTTTCTTAAGAGCTTCAACTTCCTCTTGTAAGCTTGTCATCTCATTACGAGATTGCAAGTGAGATACAGTTTCCACAACTCCATATATGTCAGGATATTCTTCTTTGAAGACTTTTAATTCTTCTTCAGATTTTGGTGGAGTATACTTTGGTCGGTTCGCTTGAAGCTGTGCTTTAAGGTCTCCTTCTTTAGCATTCCAATCACCTAATTTCCTATCATAATACTTCTTTAGGTCATCGTATCTTTTTTTGTAGTCAACTTTTGTATAAGCTTTAGTCTCAGCAGTATTAAGTGCTGATTCTTGTAAAGACTTATCCGAAGTAGCCGAATCTATTTGTTCGTTAGTATCAGGGTTGACATTGCTGTCAGTAGCATCTCTAACTAAACCTCTAGGGTCGGTGTTGGCATCTGCTGGTCCATTATCTGCAGAAACAAAATTTGTAGGCATAATATCTTCTGTATGCCATGACTTATTTCTGTTATAAGGATTCGCTTCGACTTCCTTAGTTTGTCCTTCGTCTTCTTTCATGTGTCCTCCTTTAGGGCTTCTTTAACTGTGAAGGTAGCTAAATTTTGGTTACTGTTTGAAAACAAAGCTACAAGGGCTTATATAAATATAAGGTAGCTTGTTTATCTTTAGAGTACCACTCTAAAAATTCTGTTATGCCAATAAAGAATCATCTGCTGACATTGCAGCATTTTCTTCTTGACTTACTTGTCCAGCATCATAACTTTCTTCTGCTGATTTCATCATCTTTCTTAATCTGTCTACACCAATATTCTTAACTGCTTTGGCTGTAAATACAAATTCTCCATCTGATAAAAGTGCTGGAATTGAATCTGAAGTTCCATCTCCTGGTCCTTCTACTAATTCATTTTCTGTAAATTCTGTTGCAACTAACTTAGGTAAAATTGCTTCTAGTTCTGGATGCATTTCTATAGCTTCATCTAATACTGTTTCTTCTTCTTCTGATAATGATGATGTATCTAATACTGAATCATAATCCATATCATCTTCCATCTCATCTTCAGCTTCCATTTCCATATCAGTCTCTGCCATCATAGCATCATCTTCCATACCTGGAGGAGCTAGTAAAGATTCATCTTCAACCATATCACCTTCAGCATATGCTTGATAGTCTCTTCTTTCTTCTGGTCTTCTAACAGCACCACCAATATTTAAAGCTAATGGTGTTTCT